GTCAGATTTAATAGAAATTCTAGGTATCAATTGAACCAAAAGATTACTGTAAAAAGAGCCTATGAGGTGTATAGGCTTAAGAATGTTACTCAAAGAACCATTACAATGAAGATTTACTTGTGCGCTCCAAAAATGCCTGGTTTTAAAATTGGTACTGTAGAGGCTCAGCCTATCGGGTCAGCCAATCCAGGGTCAGCTGTATCTACTCCTGATCCTATTTCAAACCCAGGTACTGTTTGGTACAATGAATTACAAAAACAAACACTCTCTAACATTAATGTTAGCAGTACTACTCCATTTGTTTTGTATAATGATCCTAAAGACTGCCCTGGATTTAACAAGATTTACAAGACTGATTTAACAACTGTAGTGTTAGAGCCGGGTCAGGTGTACGACTATTTTATTAACGGCCCTACTAATTTCACTATTGATTATAACAAGTTATTTCAGGGTAATGGTATTGATCCAAATGTGTCTTGGTATAAAGGTATTCAAACATGGATGCGATATCCCTTGTTTACCTCTTATATGGATTTGTCCACTGATGGATCATTGACTGGCCGTTATGCTCCTAATACAGCTGCTGGGGGTAAGTTAGGTTTGTGTATTGAACGCCAAATGAAAATATCATTGGAGATGCCAGAGTCTACTGGTACTCACCTTAACGTCCCAGGTGTTGCTGTAGGATCACAAGTTACTGGAATGGTTGAAAACAATATGAGAAGAGATTGCTATTTCAGGGTTGTGTATGGAGCTGCAGGACCGGTTGATGCTCAAAGTATTAACGTTCAAAATCCAACGGTCATTATCGATCAACAGGCTTAATATATTATCTACCAAGCGCATCTTTTTTAAATTCGTATTTCATTTCCTGAAGTACTCCGATTTTACGCATAGATTCGTTTTGTCTGGGTTCGTCTTGAAACTTGCAAGCAGATTCCCAGTCATTCCAGTATAGTAGTTCTAATGCCTCGAGAACTTCGACTGTGCGTTGATCAGTTAGGGTAGCCACGAAAGGGTTAGAGCGTCTTGTTTCCACTGGGGTACTAGCGAAAGGGATGGAGTCAATTGCGTGTTCGCCGTGCATGTTTGGGCAGTTAATAATTTTATTTAGAGAGTGGTGGTAGTGTTGAGCGTCGTAGCACGGACAATGCATGAATAACATTTAGTTTTGTCGTCTATTTATAGTCAACATCACACAAATTGAGAACGCGCGTCGAGACTGAAATCCCCGATCCCAATTCTGCTGCGCAGTTTGGATCGAGAAAAACTACTCAGGAGGTCCAGCATATTATTACCTGGACCTTCTGAGTTGAGTAGTTGTGGCGCACTTAACTCAATAAAATGTCGCGCCATCGCAACTATATATTCACATTTAATAACTATCCAAACACGGATTTGGTTGATAATGTTAATTGCAAGTATATTGCTTATTCTAAAGAAGTTGCTCCTACGACTGGTACTCCGCATCTGCAAGGGTATATATCATTCCATAGCAACAAGAGTTTCTCAGCAGCTTGCAAACTACTGCCAGGATGTCGTATTGCTGTTATGCATGGGTCTATTGCAGAGAATGAAGATTATTGTTCTAAAGCAGGTCAGTTGGTGGAAAGAGGTGAAAAACCAATTAGTAATGCGAACAAGGGTCGTGCGGAGAGTTTGCGATGGCAGAGGGCTAGGGATTTGGCGAAAGAGGGTAAGCTGGACGATATTGATGCTGATATTTATATTCGTTGTTATAGTACCCTTAAGAACATTGCCAAAGACCATATGATCAAACCACCCCCAGTAGATGTAAAGGCATTCTGGATTTATGGGGCTACAGGAACGGGTAAGAGTCACGTTGTGGAAAGTACTTATCCTGATTGCTATAAAAAGTGTATGGATGATCTGAAGTGGTTTGATGGGTATGACGACCATGATGTTATTTATCTTGAAGACATCGATGTGTATCAGATTAAATGGGGAGGAATGATGAAAAGGTTAGCTGATAAGTGGCCTATGCAAGCCAGTATTAAAGGGTCGATGAAGTATATTAGACCTAAAGTTGTTATCGTCACTTCTAATTACCGTCCGGACGAGATATGGACTGATCCTCAAACTATTGAGCCTTTGTTGAGAAGATTTACTGTAATTCACAAAGAGACTCAGGAACAAGTTATTGACTTTAACCAATAAAAATGACTAATGGAAGAACAAGAGGATTTTACGATCATTACAGGGCTAACAATGCTAGCATCGCTCGTTCTGGTAGGGTTAGTTCGCGTCGTGTATCTCGCTTACCAGCGGAATTGCAGCATATGGTGCGCAATTACTACGTCCGAGGATTAAGATATCGGTTAGGGTATAGACAAATGAGGGAAGCAAGTGCTCGCCAAAATACAATGCGTGCGCGTCGCCGTACTTAATCTAATAAAATGTTATTTCGACCTGGTTTTAAAGCTTTTTCGAATGGGGTGCATCATGGTATGTTGGCTCAAAATGCCGTAGATATATATAATGAGTATGCCAAAAAAAAACAAAAAATGGCACCTGTGACTCCGAAAAACACGCCGAAAAGTAGGAGTTCGAAGATCTTGAAGAAGTATTCTCGTCCTGCTCCTGCTCCTTATCAAGCTCCTGTTGGTTTGACTAAAGCTTATTCTAAACATAAGGGTAAGCCTACGAACCATAAACGACACAAGAAAGTTAAAGTCAGTAAAGTTTTCAAGGATAAAGTAGTAAAAGCTCTGTCGAATAAGACAGTGTCTGGTTCATGGGATCAGATTTCTTTTGATATCTTGAAAGCTACGCTATTCCCTAACAATGGTCAGTTTGTAGCTGGGTTAGGGGAGGTTAGTGCTAATGATTGGTCAGATTGGGCATTCGATCCTGAGGATATTCTGCACGCTGCTTCTGTACTTTGGAATAATAAGACCGATAGTCAAGGTTCCCGTATCTGGTCTAACACTGAGAACATGGGCATCTCTCTTAATGTCAACAACGGTTTCTTAGGAGATGTCAGATTTAATAGAAATTCTAGGTATCAATTGAACCAAAAGATTACTGTAAAAAGAGCCTATGAGGTGTATAGGCTTAAGAATGTTACTCAAAGAACCATTACAATGAAGATTTACTTGT